GTCGATGGCGTCGAACAGGAACCGGTCGGTGAGTGAGCGGACGCCGGCGGTGGCGTCGTCGTAGGCGGGGAACGTGACCGGCCCGAACTCCATCACCTTCGCCTCTTTGATCGTCCGCTCCGGGAGCCCGGTCGGGTTCGTGTCTGACAGTTCGGGCTGGTCGTCGATCACCTGCTTGACGACGCTGAACCGGAACGACGCCCCGTACAGGCCGGACTCCAACCCGGGGATCAGGTCACGGTTGTAGGTGGTGTCGAGCAACTGGACCTCGTAGGCGGCCCCGGTCTTGTCCTCCTCGAGCACCTCGACGGGACCCAATGGTTTGTCGCCGATTTGGGGGTCCATGCCGTGCTGGAACAGCACCTTCGGCGTCGTCTCCTGGAACGTTTTCTTGAACGCGCCGGGGGCGATCCGCTCCAGGAACCGGCCTTCCATCCAGGAGTCGATCTCCGTCCACCTGTTGAACACGGCGAAGTGGCCGTACAGGGTCGGCATCCCACCGTCAGGGTGGGCGCGAAGCTTGACGCCTGGTTTGGAGGCGCGGATGATCGCCTGCCCGTTGCTGGCAGCGGTGGTGCCGCTCATAAGGGTCCTCCCGGATCTGGGTTACGCGGCCGGGGCGCCGTTCTTCGCGGCCGGGGCGGGTTCCGCCGGGGCCGGCGGTGCGTTCGGTTCGGGTTTGCTGGGCGGCTGCAACTGGACGCTGACGAGCTCGGCGTCGGCGACTAGGAGGCTGACGTCGCCGGCGTCGAGCGCCTGGACGATCGACTCGAGGGTGTACCCGGCGACCCGGAACTGTGCGGACGCGGTTGCCAGCTCCTGCATCTCCTTCGCCTTGTCCTGGATGTCCTCTTTCAACGCGGGGATGTCGCGGTCGTCGTACCAGAGCTCGGCGCCCTGCGGCACGTTCAGGATCCGCTCGAGCGACCCGCACACGTTCCGCCACAGGGGCCGCATGGTTCCGTCGGCGAACCTGCGTCTCGCCTGGCTGTAGTTCGAATACGTCGCCGCCTGCAACCCCTCGGACAGGCCGACGATCACCGGGGGCACACCCGCCGCCGCCGCGATCCTGGTTTCGCCGGCGCCCTGCGTCACCTTGAAATCGATCTGCTCGAAATTCGAGCCGACCACGGTCGCGTCGGTGCCGGCCCCCAGGAACAGCGTCTTGTAGGCGTTCAACGCGCCTTCGTGCTGTTCCCGGAACAGGTCGATCCAGGGGCGCATCGCCTCCACCGTGTTGAGGTCGAACTTGACGAGGAGGTTGGGGGTGGCGCCGTTCTCGAAGAACTGGAGCTTGTGCGCGGTGGCGGCCTTGTCCGCCATCACCTCCCGGATGATCGGGGTGATCCACGACATCCCCCGGAACCGTGCTTCCGGGTCGGGGATGGGGGCGTAGTGGGCGACCTCGTCGGCGAGGAACGTCACCGGTGGTTCACCCGACATGCGGCCGCCCTGGTGGAACACATACCCGACGACCTGGGCGTCGACGTCCCACGCGTCGCCGTCCCCGTTCTTCACCCCGGTGACGATGTCCACCCAGTCCGGCCTCAACAACGCCAGGGTGTCGCCGCGTCGGGCGACGAAGCAGTTGCCGGCCAGGTCGACCAACTGGATCATCCGGGCCAGCAGATCGCCGGTCGTCCCACCCGGCCACGGCGTCTCGAGCACCCCGAGGTCCGGTGTCCCGAACATCGTCCCCGGCCGGCCGCCCCTTCGTTGCCGCCACTGGAACCGGGCTTCGCTGAACAGCTTCGCCCTGACGTCCATGCACGCGAACACGACCCCGGACGTCTTGTACGCCCCCCTGACGTACGAGGTGAAGTCCCTGACTTCTTCCTGCGACTGGCCTGGCAGCGTGTAGCTGACCCCGTTGTAGGTGAACGACGTCAACAGGTCGATGTACCCCTGCAGCGACAGCGCCGGGTCCGACCGGGATTCGGTCTTGCGCCAGGGTCGAAGGGTCAGGCCCATGCGAACGCCGGCTCCCCCCGCTCCGCGGCGGTCTCGAGCCCCCACACCGCCAGCGTCACCGCCACCAACGGCGAGATATCCGTCGCCGACGTTTTCCGCGACCACGCCCACGCGTCCCCCAGCGGCCGTTGCGCGGCGCCGCGAACAGCGGCCCGCAGCTCCGCGCCGCCGAGGTGCCGGACGGTCTGCTGCTCGACCCCGTCGAACAGCAACCCGCAAGCATGGGCGTGCTCCTTCGCGCTGATCACCGTCACCTTCACCCCAGCCTTCTCCAGTTCGTCGACCAGCGACCCCGCCGGCCCCGCCCCGTCGCAGATCACCGCGACCGGGTCGAGCTCGTCAGCCAACTCGATCAACCTGGCCGGCAGCCACCCCGTCCCGTTCCGGTGCTCCAACACCTCCAGGTGGGCGAGCCCGTCATCCCTGGCCCCCACCAGCCCTATCGCCGCCGTCGACCTGTCCGGCGACACATCGAACGCCAACGCCACCCGGTCGGTGGGCCTCGACACCGAGTCTGTGAGCGCGTCCCAACGGTGCACGTCGATCACCGCCCCAGCGCTCCCATCGGTGACGGGCCAGTCCCCGATCCCCAGCCGCTCCACCGCGAACCCTCGAACACTCAGCGACCGCCGCTCCTTGTCGATGTGCGCCCTGTCGATCCGGATCCCCAACCCCGGGTTCGCCAGCGACCAAGCCCGCTCATCCACCGCCAGATCGTCCGCCGTCTCCGGGTTCGCATGATCGACCGACCACTCGAAATACGCGAGCCCCTCCGTGTCGCCGCGCAACCCGCGCTCCCGCACCCTCGCGAACACCAGCCCGTGCTCATGGACGAGCTGGTCGACCGCCGAGCCGGTGTACCAAACCTGCGGGTTCTCCCGGGCCGACAACGTCGGCAACAACGCCCCGTGCGCCGCCTCCGACAGGATCATCGCCTCGTCCAGCACCAGGCAATCACACGAAAACCCGCGGCCGCCGCCCCGTGTTCGCGTCCGGTACCGGAGCCGCTGCCCCGAGAACAACGAGAACCCCTCGCTCCCATGCGACCGCGACACGCTCCGCACCCGGCGCGACAACTCCGGGCACCCCTCGAGCAACGCGTCCATCCGCAGGAACGCCTCCATCGACGTGTCGAACTGGTGCGCCGAATGGATGATCAACTGCTCGCCGACCAGGAACAAACCGGCCAGCTCGCGCCCCTCGAGAATCCCCCCCTTCCCGTTCTGCCGAGCGACGTTCACGCCCACCTCGAACGCCGCCCACCGGCCATCCGAACGCTCCCCCAACGCGTTCACCAACACCAACTGCTGCCACGGGTCCAACATCAACCCCGCCATCGCCGCGAGCTCGACCGCCTCCACGCCGGTCGACGACGCGAACGCCGGCACCGACGCGACCCTAGGCTCCTGCGATCCTCGCAGCCCGCCGAGCCCGGAGCCCGTCAAGCTCATCCTCCTCCCCCTCGACCGGCACCAACTCCCGCAACCGATCCAACGCCTCCCGCAACGCCCGAGCACACATCGACTTCGCCGTCGCACTGTTCCCAGGGCTATCCAACTCCGCGGCCAGCACCAACGCCGACGCCGCCAACGCCGACCCCGCCACCACCTCGTCCATCCCCGCGAGCTCCCGCCTCAACGCCTTAACAACCGGCCCGGAGCGGCTCGCGGCTTGCTTTCGTCGCCCTGTTGCAGCTCGCGTGCTCCGGTCCGGCATAACGGCTCCGATCCAGATCGTCGTGACCGAGATCCCACGGCTCCCCCTGCAGGATCAACTTCCCGCACCGAACACACGCCACCGTCCCCGTCGCCACCACCGGCGCAAGCCGCGCCCGAACCACCCTGTGCCGCTGCCCATACTTGCCGCGGTTCCGCTGCGGATGCACCCGCTCCCGCTCCCGGTTCCGGCACATGCTCGAGCAGTACTTCGCCGCCGGCGCCCTGGCCACGAACAACTCACCGCACGTCCAGCACTGCCGGTAACGCGGCTCGAACCCATGCCAGCCCCGCCCCGACAGCCGCTCCTCACGCTGCCGCTCCCCCACGTTCTTCCGGCAGGCGGCGCAGTACCAGTGAAGATTGCTCATCGCCGGCTCCCCGCAAATCTGGCACTTGCGCGGCCCCTTTAGGCTGGCCTTGGCGTGGTAGGCGGCGAGCTTCCGGCCGCTGTTCCGGGCGTAGTACCCCTTCGACCTCAGGTTGTCGCATGTCTTGCAAAAACTCTTGAACCCCGACGCCTTCGACCTGTCGCGGGCGAACTCGGCAGTGGTCTTGTGTTCGCCACAACGCGGGCAACGACGCATCGGCGCCCCCTGTCGGACTTGAAAGTTTGAGTCGGAGAAAAAAGCC